GCATTTGTGTTTGTTTCTGATATTTTCATATCAGCAATCGCTGCAAATTTTTGTCCAGCGTCTACACAAAAACCCAATAACTGAAATAACACTTGATCAGGGCCTTTATATGGAAGCGGCATTAAGCCAGCTCGTAAGTCCCCGCTTGGTGCGTCTATATCTCTAAATTCTCCTGGTTGTAATGGTGAATCATCATCGGCAATTCTAATTCCTCTAGCTTTAAAACCTGCTGGTAAGTTTGATAACGTTCCAGCATCAATAAGTTGACGTAGCGTGGAGGTAGCCGTTCTTGATAAACCCCCGAGCATATGGATAAGACCAAAACCATAAAAACCCAAACCTGGAAGAAACTTATAGTGAACAAAATATTCAATTTTTTTTCTAAGTGGATCGTCTTCTTTATAATTTCGGTAGATGGATAAAACTTTGTTGGATCCTTTGTCAACAGTAACAACATAAGGTATCTTAATACCAGTAGGCTCCCCAGTTTCCCCATCTTTATCTTCGAATCCCGGTATGTCTAAATCGCAATGTACTTCATATAAAGTATATATCTCATCCGCATAGGCAACTTTGTTAACTCCCTCTAATTGATTGTACTTTTTCTGTATGGCTGTCTCGTCGTTACTGACTTTGACGTCAATATCCCTATAAAACCCTGCAACCTGCTGTTTTAACAGGTCATTCTCTGATATTTTTACAATATGCGTCACCCGTTCCGCCGATTGCAAGTCTGTTGCTAAATAATTTACTACTAAATCCTCACTTGGTATAAATTTTGACACCGCCGCCTGTCTTGTAGCGTCATAATAGACTTTTTTGAAAGCAGACCCTGCAAGTGGTAAGTGAAACAGCAACTGATCCATGTCAGGCGTGTATTCTTCCATCTTATCAGTGATCTGATAGTTCATAAAGTCCTGAACCCTGTCTGCTTGCGCTATAATTTCTGGTGTTTCGACTCCAAGTACCTCTGTTTTCACTGGTCCCGCCGGTGGTAAAAGCTCTTTAAAGGCTTGCGCCTGGAAAGCTGTCACTGATTCCGCTAATAATGGATGTGTTACACCGCTTGCGCCCTGAAAAGGCTCTGTTCTTTCATCATACTTAAAGCCTAATAGATCTAATCCCTTTGTATAGGCAAATTCCCACTCGTGCCGTGATTCGTGATCCGAGTCAAACTCTTGAACTATGTCAGACGCTATCTTACCTAACGCTGAATCATCTAGGACTTCCGCTAAATTGTCAGCGAAACCCGCTTCAAGGTCCGGCGCTGACGGATCAAAGTCAACAACGGCTCCGCCATCCTCTGTTTCCTCTACTTCAATCTCCTCTTCCGCGTTTAATCTTTTAACAACATCGCCCTCTTCAACGTTCAGGCTTACATCGTCTTCAATAACGGAAACATTTTCCTTAACGCCGGTAATTTTTTTATCAACCGCCATTATCTTCTTGCCTTACCGTAGCCACGTTTGGCTAGACCGCCAGTTTTCATTCTCTTGACTTTGCCCCCTGCTTTATAATCACCTGGTTTATATGAACCAAGATCAAGTTTTCCTAACTGATATGTTAACTCATCTATTTCCTCGAATATTGCATCAGAAGTCATACTATCATCTGAACTTTTCAACATGTCCCCCATTCCCGGTACTAATTTTGCTCGTAATATTTTTATTTTTTTCATAATTGAATCTCTAGTATCCATTATCTCCTTGCCTTTCCGTAGCCACGTTTGGCTGCGCCACCTGATCTCATTTTCACGACATTGCCTGTCTTTTCCGCCTGCTTGATCATGTCCATGGTTTTCTTGTTAATGGGTTTCTGCTCGATGGTGATGCTGAGCATGCTTCCTTTTCCCTTCACTTTTCCGCCATCATTCATTTTAACATGACCACCTGTTGCCTTACCCAGTGGGTTAGCTTTATTCTTCGCTCTGATACGACTTGCTTTTTCCGCTTTCATGATCGCTTTGTCTTTATCACTTACAGTTTTTTTCTGGTCCTGTAAGTATTTATTAACTTCTTCCATCGATTTTGTTTCATCATAAATTTTTAATGACTCATTCAATTGTTCTTGCGTAATTTCACCGCTCGCAACCATCTCCTGGCCACGCTCCCTAATATTAACTAGATTTCCCATATCTATCTCCTTGCCTTCCCGTAACCACGTTTAGCGAGACCGCCTGATCTCATTTTCATTGGTTTCATTGATATCGTGGAACCTTCCGCTGAACCCTTGGCACGTGGGCCGCGAATCGTGGATCCCTGTGCACTACCTTTAGTTGCTGCACCAGGAATAACCGAAGTTTCCGCTGAACTTTTAACATGTCCACCTTGATTGTATTCTGTCACGTAGTGTGGATTAATCGTAAACAGCTCTTGGTTAATAATTTCTATTTGATCATCATCGCCCATTTCTATAGCATCAGCTAAAAGATCATTTAATTGTTTTACTCTGCTATCAGTCATACGCCTCCTAATAATAGTTTCGTTGCATTCCCAACATCAATGGTGGATCTTCATAATCTTCTGGATGCACAACAAAATTACCTTGACGAAACCTTAACATAGCTTGGGTCATACTGTCCACTAAATCATCATGTTCGCCATATGGAAAAGCCGCACACTCTTCCACCATATCTTCTGTCCATCTTTCATCAGGCCGCCATACCATGCCAGCTTCAAATAAAGGTGAAACAGAATTTACACGTACATGCTTATCATTTCCTCGGCTCGGTGTAAAGTTAACAACTGGAATTCCCAATGTTCGTAATTCTTGTGTAAGAGGCATACCACTTGCTTTTGCTTCAACAATAATTGTTTCCGGTTCCCAGTATTTGTATTCCTCCATCGCAATCCTTTTTAACTCTGGAAAATCCCATCTTCCTTTTTTACAATCGACTAACATAGCATGGGGCTTACCTCCTTCTTCAGGGAAAAAAATACCCCAGGTGCTAATGGCGCTATAGTCGGCAGTCTCTTTTCTACTATATGCCGTATCATAACTTTGTATGATATGGATTAAATCGGGTAATTTTTCTTTATCCCAAACTCTCCACCACTCACGTTTGATAATGGAACCTTCTTCCGATGTTGGGTTCTGTTGCCATTGTGCTTGCCATTTTTGTTGTGATAGTGATGCTTTAACAGATTCTAATTCTTCTAGTTTCCAATACTCTGGCCAAATTGGTTTATTATTTGGTAGGATAGCTGGAAATTCTATAACCTCCCACTGATCCGCTTTAGGTTCTGTTTGTGCTTTCATTAATTGCCCTGTCAAATCTTTTGTTGACCAACGGGTCATAACAATGAGAATACGACCACCAGGTTGTAAACGTTGTCGTGGACCAGAAGTATACCATTCATATGCGTTATCCAAAGCTGTCTCAGAAAGTGCATCTTGCTCTGAATGGGGATCATCAATAATAAGTAAATCAGCACCCCTGCCAGTAATAGCACCACCAACACCAGCCGCAAAATATTCTCCACCATGATTTGTTTCCCACCTTCCTGCAGCTTTACTGTCTGCTCTTAACTGTACAGTATCAAAAACATTTTGATACTCTCCCGTTCCCATTAAGTTTCTAACCTTACGCCCGAACCGGTATGCAAGTTCCGCTGTATGTGTAGTTTGAATTATTTTTAATTTTGGATTACGCCCCATCATGAAAGCTGGAAATAAAAAAGAAGCAAATTCTGATTTGGTGTGTCGTGGCGGCATGTTTACAATTAATCTTTTTATTTTCCCGTCTGCTATATCCTGAAGCTTGGAGGCAGTCTTAAGGTGGTGGGGGCCTTTGATAAAATCAGGCCACATTATTCTAACAAAATTTAAGTAGTTATCTTGCGCAGCTACTTTTAATTTTAATTCTTGTTCTCGTAATAGCAGCTTTAATTCTTCAGCCGTTGGTTTATTCATACCGTATCTTTATCATACTGTGTGTTTATGTAAAACAGACTTATAAGAGCTGCCTCAAAAAGGCTGGGGCGCAAATACGGGGGGAGGGGGTGTCGTGAATGATGTTTCGGTTTTTGGATTAGGGCAGGGACTCAAATGAAAACTATTGAGAGAGGGGAGAGGAGAGGAGAGGAGAGGAGAGGAGAGGAGAGGAGAGGAGAGGAGATCGAAAGACATT